CTCCTCAATTGCAGTGGCGTCATAAATCTTCGCGATACCCCAGACTTCCTGATTCAGAATATACGGCAAAAGGATACTACCGACTACTCTATCGGCGAATTCTTCCGAGGTTAATGTCCGTTTTTCAGGGTGTTCATAGATGACCGCGAGGCCATTGCAGCGCGCCAGAAACTCCTCATTGAGGTAGTTCTCAGGGTTGCGGTAAACATATTCATTGAGCCCAAGGCGGTAAGCCACTCCGGTCCCGGTGATGCGCATGGCGAACAAGGCCATGTTCTCGTAATGCTGAGGACTCGTAAGGTCGCCTGTCATCATGGCGCGGGCGATGTCCAGCTCATTCATGCTGAGCTTGGCCAATGCAACACGTGCGCCGGGGTGCAGGGGCTCTGGGGGCTGGTCCACAGGTGCCCAAGCCCAGCCAACGTGCTCGTCGCACAGGGTCGGCGTGAACTCGGCCGGAATACGTTGCAAGAAGGTCGTGAAGTCCACCTGTTCACCGGGGACAACAAGGGCCTCCGTCGGGGGCAACGCGGCAGCTACCATGCCTGCGGTCGTCGCGCTGGCGTCCGCCACGGCAAAGGGGCTGATGCCGCCTGCAATCTCTTTATTGCTGATGTTGCGCGCGTGGAGCGTGCGTTCACCTTTGGGCAACTGACCGGCTTCTTCAAGCGTCTCGCGGCACGCGGCCTGCTCAGGGGTCTCGCCTTCTTCAAGTCTACCACCTGGGAAAGCCCATTCCCCAGGGTGATCGCCCCCAAGGCCGCGCTTCAAGAACAGCGCAGTACCTTCAGGAGTAACAAAGAGGATGCCAGCGGCGCGGATCATTTAGGTAAATACCCCAAAGCAGCGCGAACAGAAGCGTTGACAGTTGCTTCACGTTGCGAACCTTTTTCTCTAATAATCGTCTTAGCTACAGATTTCGCTTTCTCTGGTTCCTTCAAAGCCGCGCGGACCGAAGCTTCCGCCGTGTTGATACGCTGCTTTGAAAATTTACCACCACCACTCCCAAACTTCCCATCACTTGCGCGCGGGTGTTTGGATTCATCAAAAACTGAATCCGCCTTATAGCACAGGCTGTCAGCCTTGTTGAGGAGGGAATCTATCTTGTCAGCGCGCGCTTTGCTGTAAGCAATAGCCGCAGCTTGCTTGACCGGCTTACCAGCCTTGACTTCAGTCGCAATGTTCTGGCTGATCGTCCCCTGCGAAGAACCTGACTTCAACGGCATTATGCTTGTCTCCATCGGCCAGAGCCCATCAACTGATGCAGCTCCGGTGCTTTGATAAAAGTGCTGGGCTCATAAGTGGGGAGAACAATCTCACCCGGCTCTCTGTGCGTCGCTGGACGATTGAATTTGAATCGTGGGGAAACTGCTTCTTCAACCGGCGCACACTCTTCCTTCTTGATCAGTTTGCTACGCCACAAGCGATTGTAGAGGGCGCGTGTGGTCAGTCCGACGCTGAGAGCGTGAGCATCCAGTTTCTCACCGGCGTTATAAGCATCAGCGATTTGTTGAAAAACTTCTTTGGCGATTTCCACATTGCCGTTGCGGCTGACGCCGTCACGCTTGCGCCCTTTGGTCAGCAGCTTCGCCTGACTCAGATAAACGTGGAGGCTGCTCCCGGCAATGTCGTAAGGCGAAGCCAGACTGTCAAGCGATTCACCCGCATAATAGCGCTCGGCCAATATCGGTAGAGCTTCTCTTGGAATTCTTTTCATGCCACCCGTACCTGCTCAAGCTGCTCAGCGCCGCGTTGCGTCAACATCTCACGTGGTAAATCCCTGAGATTATAGAACCACGTTGCATAGCAACGGCAAAACGGCTCTTCCCCTACGCTGGTAATGCTGTCATAATAGCCGCTTGGCCCCGGTTTAACAAGACCGGCTTCCTGAGCCCAAGAACCGCGAAGCAGGTAAACATGCTCATCGCGCTCCTTATGGTCCTCACGATAGTTGTAATTCTTCTCCCGCCAATGACTGTGCCAGCGCATAGCCAGCGCGCCGCCGTCCTTGGCCAGTATCTCACCTAGACTGGCTGTCAGTTTGTGACCCTGGTCTATGAGAACGCGGCGCTCTTCAAACGGCAATTGGGTCAGCGCCTTGCGCACACCCTTCTTGGTTTCAGCTTTTTCCACGGCGTCGCTTCCGCCGACGGGGATACTGGTCGCCCATCCGTTGAACCGGCGCAGGGTCTTCTCAATCGTTTCCTCACGATTCAATTTGATCAGATTGGCGCTGGCCAATATGCGTCGGTCTAATTCAGCGCGGAGCTGAGGACGCACTTTGTCAATCGTGAAGCGCGCAACACCTTGATGGAATTTGGTCAGGTCGCCCCGTTCAACGAGCTTGGTGTAGACCGCGCGCAAGGCGTCACGCAACATCTCTTCAAGTTTATGCGGGTTGGTCATCGTGCTGGCGGCGGCTTTGCGCAGGCGCTCCGTCCAATAGGCAACACGTTCAGCGCTGTCATAGCCATGCTCAGCCATGTCAGACACAGCTTCTGTGAGGACGTCGTAGAAGGAGCTTGGCTTGGCCATTAGAGCTGCTTCATCCTCTTCAACCGGCGTTCACGCTCGCATTTACCATGATGCGGCATGTAGGTCAAATTCTTTTGTCCACTGGCTTTCTTCGCCATTTGGAGTTGCTCATAAGGCGTGCCGCCCGCCATGCGGACATTCTCAGCGGCCTTTTCTGCAACGTAACTGAGGCCAGCGTGTTCAAGAATTTTGACTTCAGGCATTCACATATTTTCCTTTTGCATATAGATCGCTTTCAAAGCGTCAAGGTAGGCTTCCATCGCACTGACCGTAGCCACCCGCGCGTACTCAGCCGCTTGCCAATTGCCTTGCAGGCATAGCTCTTGGTATTGCTTCAAATGCTCTACATGCAGCGCGTGCGCATTACGCGCAACGGCGACCTTCTTGCGGAACCCCTCCATTTCTGCGAACATCTGTTCAAAGATATTCATAGTTGGAATCCCTGCTTCACGGCGCGCGGCTTGGGGCGATCTTCTTCATCCTTGCCTGCACCGGGCTCTTCACCCAGTTTCCGTGCCTCGGCGGCTTGCTCCTTCAACTCTTCAGCGTGGGCGCGCAAAGCGTCCATGTCCAACAGCAAAGGTGACTGGAACATCAGTTTAAGCTCGTTGAAATTGTCGGCTGCCCAACTGATCAAGATTGCCTTGTTCTCAGGGTCCATCTCCGGCAGCAAGACCTCCAGCAACTCAACCACGGCCTTGAGCTTGGTATCGTCAACCTTTATCTTCTCACTATCAGGCTCGGTCAGCAGACTGGGCCATTCGCTTGCGAAGCTGTTCTTCCATTCATAAAAGGCAACCGTATGGTCCTTGTCCTTGTACTCAGGGAAGTCAGCCTGGATGGTTTTGTAGAACTCCGGGTTCCATGCGCGGTACATCACAATCTCGTCAAAGAAGTTGTACAGCGGGACCATCTCTTCACGCACGCCGTCAACATAACTGGCCACGGCCTTTGCGTCTTCAGTGCCTTCACCAAAGCCTTCGGCAAAAGTTTCGTCGTTGACCATGCGAGCCGGCATCTTGGCAGAAGAGGCAACGTTCTCAAGGATGTTCTTACGCGCCAGCGCATAGGGCGCTTCGAGGTTCTGCATGTTTAGCGTTTCAATCTTCTCAGTCTCACCGATGCTGATCACGTTGTTCGTCTGAGCTTCCTTCAAAATCTGGCGCTTGAAGCCTGCGATGGTGGACATCACGTTGTCAAGAATACTGCCGGGCTGTTTGAGCTGCGCAATCAACACACCTGCCTTACGTGTGACCATGTCGTCGGTCACCATCGTATTGACAAAGCTCTTCAAGGGGAACAGCGCCCGCTGGTACACGCTGCGGCCGACATAGCCAAATGCCGATGTGGTGTATTCAATGTAGAGAGGCTCTTCATTGAGAATGACCACGGTACGCGAGCGATGGTACACGGTGCCCGCCACGCTGATCTCAGTCCGCTTCTGGAAGTCCATGGAATTTGGGTCTTGATTCAAGACCAGGCTGCCTGCCGTGTTCAACGGATCAAACACGTTGAAGCTGATCTTGGCGTCATGGAGTTTACTGAAGTCCACGGGCACATTGGTCGGCAGCCCGGCCACCAGCAACGCAATAGAACTGACCCCATAGATGCGGGAGACGGACATCACGTTGAAGATGTGCTTGTCCGCGCCGATGGCCTCCCACTCTTTGTTGAAGGCCTCGCGCACGCGCTCTTCAGGACTGTTGGGGATCGCAATCTCACGCTTCTGACTTTGGGCCAACCGTATCGGGTTCTCGGCCAGCTTGGCCCCCAGAGGATGGTACGCATAGATGGTCTTGCAAATCTGATAGCTGGGGGCGGCACCGGGCTGAATATCGTCAGCCATCAATAACTCTTGCAACGCGGTCGTGAGCGTTGAACCGGCAAGATTGATCGTGCTCATCTAGTACCCCTCAGCGTTACCCAGAGCAATTGCAATTGCATAACAGAACGTGTCCAAGAGGTCATCCTCTCTGGTGCCGTCCTTGTCGCCTATCCTGAAGCCGAGAACCTGAGCGAGGAAATGATTGCGCGTCGTGCCCTTGTACGTGGTCACCTTATCATACGCAGGCTTGCTGAGCTTTACCATTCCTCTGTAAACATAGCCGCTGACGCTGATGGCGCGCTCATCTTTACCTACCGCCGTCAGCTTGCTGTCAATCGGGCTGGCGGACCATCCCCGACGGAGACTCTGTTGGAGCAAAATGCTCCCGCTGGATTTGTCTTCAATATGTGCGCCAAGGCTGCCGACCCGCGCCTTGCAGACCTGCGCATAATGGTTCAGGTTCTGGAAAACGGTCGGTAACCAGGTTTCCAAGAGGGAACCTTCAATCTGCAAGGTCTCCCAATCCAGCAGGACGAGTGGATGCCCGCCATGTTTGGTAATGGCCCAATAGCTGACCGCAGTACCGTCATTCTCACGGCCCGTCTTCACGGCTGTATCTATGACCGCGAACACGCCGTCGCAACGGGCGGGTAGCGCACAAGGTGCGCCTTCCACCAGCATAGATTGTTCAGCGAAGAACGCCACACCTGCCCAATCAACAAAATCGGCCAGGTATTCCTGCGCATAGACAAGCGGGTGATTGTCCCGCTTCAAGCGTTCAAGCTCATCGGCCGGTAGATAAGGGTTGTTGTGGCTGGGTGCGTGATACTCTTTGAACCGATGTTCTGGCTGGTTGCAGATGCGCCAGAAGAAGTTCTCAGGGTCAATGCCATTTGTGTTGCTCAACACAAGCGCCGTGCCCTTGTAGTCCAGCAGGGTCGGCTTGATTGACTTCTCCCAGATGTCCATCATGTTCGGTTTGGTGAACGCGCCTTCGTCTATGATCACCTTGTTATATTTACGTGAGCGCCCAGCACGGTCATTCTCAAGGGTCCAGAAGTCAATACGCCCACGCGTCTTGGCGCGGATAACGCCACCACCGATGCTGCTCGTCCGGACAATGGGGTCACAGATGTCAACGATTTCGTTAAAACTTTCAACCCATGTTTTATGGTCAGGGGCGAACCAGCCAACAAGCTCGCCTTTTATCATGGCGTCACTGGCGATGGTTTTGCCAAGGTCCGTCTTCCCCCAGCGTCGGCCGCAGCGCACCGCTTTAAAGCGTGCAGGCAGCATGAAGGCTTTGACCTGGTCAGGGTGCAGCGTGGGGATAGTGACCTCTATGGCTGGCATTAGACTGGCCCTTCTTCGGTCTTCACAGACGGCGCAATCTTCCCTGCCTCTACAACTTCATCTTCTTCAACAGGTTCCGGGTCCGGCAGGCCACCACGCACCACCACGACCATCTTGCCGTCTTCATCACCATTGTCCTTGCCAAGTCCGAAGTGCTTGCCTAGATCAACCAGTGCAGCGCGCTTCTCACCGAGTTTGATACGGACCTTCTTGACTTCGCGTGCATCGTCACCGCGCCCGTCCATGTATTCATCAATTGTGATTTCGGTAATGGCCGCACTTTGTTCAGACGTCATCTTGGAGAGGTCAACCGTCGGATCACCGTCAGGCGTAATCCGCACATATTGATCAAGGCGCGCAAAGCCAATAAGCGCAAGTTCTGAAATGATTTTGTCTAATGTAATTTCGTGTTTTTTGGCGAGTGCAGCGCGGCGTTTGTCTAAATAAAGAGAAACCTTGGGATTTCGAAGCAGTTTAGAGGCAGTCGCTTCTACGCCGTTGGGGCTGTACCCGGCTCTGATGCCTGCTTGAGTGGCATTGCCGTCAATGAGGTATTCGTCGGCGAACCGTTGCTGCTTGTCACTGAGACCTTCAGCACTGTTCGGGTTCCTCATCTATCCAGCTCTTCGTGATTTTGTGTTTGCCCAAGGGCGCACCTGCGCTCCCCGCGTTTCCAGCCAGAAACTATAAGCACACGCGGAGAGTGTTCTGCAACCCTTTCGCCCAAAGAGAGGAGTTCTCCACACTGCTTAACTTCCACCGACTGCTTAACTTGATTCTATTATCAGATCTTCCAGTCGTTCATCGTAAGATGTTGTTTTGCAAGGTTGCTTACTATTTACTTAACCCCCTTAATAGAAGTTGGGTTGTAGTGTTTCGACACCACGGCCCGCAAACCCTACCGCCTGGGCTTCTGTGGTTCCAGGTCGAAGATTTACGTCGAGCACGTCGCACAGGTTGTGCTCACTGTTTTTAAACAATGGGTTAAGTAGTATGGACTGAAATTTTTCCAGTCGAGCATCGGGCGATTAGTTAAGCACGGCCCAAAAATGCAAAGGGCGAACCCGTGGGTCCGCCTGCTAGAATATTAGCCCCACGCACCAACCAACACAAGGCCCCCACATGCCCCTAATGCGCATTCGCCCTGGTAAACAGCACCAGCCA